CGGGATATGGGCCGAAGACGCAAAAGACCGAACTGCATTCCCGACGCCGACGAGAGCACTCACAATATTTGGCCGGGAATGAAATTGTGTCCTTACCTGGGGACGGGCCATTTCGGACCCCATCGAATGGAAAACCCTGGCCAAAACCCGGAATTGACCGGGGTAGCACCATGAATTAATTTCCGCATCGATTATTTCGGTATCGACCGCATCCCGCTTATAGCTGTTTTCCGGTATTATTCGCATAACACTATTTACTTTTCTATTTTATATGGAAGATATCGAAGTCGTTATCTTGGCCAGGATCCTGAAGTCACCCCATTCGCAAAGTGAAACCAGATCCGGAATTTCAGTTATTTCCGTATCAATGGATTGCCATCGATAATCATCTTCGGGTATTTCGGGGACATCAATTACTGTCCATGGGAAGATTTTAGTTGCCATACTTTTCCTTAATCCGCGCTTGCAACGCAACCATGACAAGCCCGGCTCGGATTAGTAGTTAACCCGGTAAACCCTGTATGCGGACCCGATTTTATAGTAATTTCTGTATTAATAGAAGTATCTAAAATATAAAAACTTTGACCATATTCGGACCCTGTATCAAAATACGGCATTAATAAATTTCCATCTGGCAACTGAATTAAATCATATATGATGCCGGTGAATAATTCATGGGAGCCATCTATTGTATTCCCTTCATCATCTACTATCATATATTTTATAACAGAACCATGGTTCCAAATTACCACTATTCTATCGGTCCATGCAGGTGGTGAAGCCATATAAACCCATTCGGGATAACCTTCTATTCCACCAGTGGCAATATCCCGAACCGTATTTGCCATATTAGTGGGGTCCACAACCGTCAAAGAGTTATTACCATAAGAATCTGAAATAACAAACCATCCAGCATAGATTCCACCCCCACCTGTAGGCATTTGAATAGGCGCAGACGGTTCAATATCATCTTCATAATAATCATGGTCTACACGTTGAATTCCATTCTCATTCCATACTGACCCTGCCGGATAGGTGTCGTCTTCCATCCAATAACAATAAAAACCACCATCGGCCAGAGCAAGAACATGTACCGGTTCATCAGAATTAACATCATAACTTACTGATGGGTCGGCATCAGTAATGTCTTGAATCAGTCCACCATTCGGATCTAAAATAACAAAAGATGGTCGATCAGAATTATAATCCGGCCAAAATACCACTATATTTCCATTATTTAAAATACAACATTCTGATGAATATCCATATGCGGACCCAATAATCGTATAAGACCAGCTTATATCGGTTGTGCTTCCCTCCGCATAACAATTGACCATTACCGGGCCGTTTCCATCATAACCAGCAACGACTACTTTTCCGTTATCTAACATCGCACTTCTATAACAATATGACAAACCATCTGTTGCAAAATCAGATTGCACCCCAGGAGCCAATTGACCATCTAACGTAATGGCTTGGCTATCGTCATCACCGGATGCATGGAATAAAAATATATTAATAGGACTGTAGCTTACAAAAATGGGATCAGGTAAATTAAAATCGATTGCAGTGATGTTAAAATCGATGTTCTGTCCATAAGAGCCAGTCAAATAAATTTGACTGATATCAAAGGACCAGGGATATACCGGGGTTAAAGGGCCGGTTATTGCTATCGCATTCCTACCCATATATTGTTCTTCACCCGCCCATTTTCCTGTCATATAAGACACTTCGGTATTTATATCCATCCCGTCATATTCAACACATCTTGTACTAAATGCTGCCACAACTAAATTACCGGTCTGGGTAAATGCTATCCCGATACTGTCCGCAACCGCATCAACAGCCGAATGGTCAATTACCGGTTGAGCAAGGGAAGTGGAAAATCCCACATATTCACGAATTCTGTTATTTCCGGGGTTCCAATATTGACTGTCCGTATTACCGCAAATCACGACATTTCCGTTAATGGGATTAACCGCGATAGTTCTTGCCCAAGAAAATACCGGGCCGATATCCAAACTTAAATTGATTGAATTGCTCCAGCCGTTATATCTTACTATGTGCAAATTATTGAAGTTTGGGTTTCTATCTGTACTTTCCATCGTAAATAAATTGGTTCCATCCCAGGCAACACCCCAAACATATCTTGCCATCGTTAAGGTATCAAGAAGGTTTCCAACAGAATCATATTTTCTGACTTTCCCGTCCTGTCTATCGCCGGTTATTATTTCCCTATTTTCGCCAATTGCGATAGTCGCTTCACCTGTCGTAACCGAAAAATTTGATCTAATCTCGTCCGTAAATCCGTAATATGAATAAGCCTTTGCGCCGCTCCCGCCCTTTATCGCTAAAATATCAAAAGTGGCGTCCGCTAATTTTTCTTTATAAACTAAATCCACTTTAGCGGGAGAGGATATATTACCTGAGAATAAAGAAGGTCCATCGCTACCACGAATCCTTAGATATATTGAATCTTGACCCGAAAAAATTATCCGACAATTTGAGGGTCTGAAATCATCCGCCCAGGTCAGGGCCGGATATAAATCAATTACCGACATTTCTCCATCCCATTCACTATCCCAATTCGCACCATTCCAAGTTCCATAAGTGGAAGTCCAATTTTCTGAAGCCAAATATGACATCCAACCAGGAAGTTCAATAAATATATTACTTTGGATGTTGAAAACGTATTCATGGCGTATAAAGTTCGGATTGGATATGCCCATAACTATATCGGCACCCGCCGCCAAGATACGTTCAGCATTTGCATCCGAAATTATACCAGAGACAATATTATCGCCTATCATAAAAAATCTATGCGTGGCCTTTGATATCCCGAATAAAACATCGGGTCTGCTTAAATCATATGATTTGAATTGATTTAGAATTTTTATAGAAGCCATTAATTCTCCGTGTTGGTCGTTATAACGGCATTTACCTTCATCGCACCGGCTGCTTCCCGGTCCAGGGCAGTTATTTCATCGAAAGTATGGTTGATGTTTGCGATATCCAGGCACCGGTCAGTGGCATCAGTGAAACGAATATTGATGATTTTGATGATGCTGCTTTCCTTGATCGGCGGATATAAATACCCTTTTAATGAGAAATCGATATCGGCCATAACAGTGCGGTCTTCTTCAGGGCCGAATTCGTTTGTGATATCCAAAGACATTTGATTCAGCACAATGGATATGTTTCTCCGGATTCCCAATTCAGGAATCTCCTCCACGAAAAACGTGTAATCCGGTTTGAAGAATGTACCTATCTGCTCGATGATTTGCATCATATCATCTTGGTATTCAGTCCAGATAGAAAACTGAATCGTAAAATTATAAGGCACCGGGGAATACATGAAAATTTCCCGGTCACCATCTATCTCAATCGGTATCTCATTTAATTGCGGTTCCTTCCGGCTAACATCGGGAGTAAGGCCGGTAAGTAGAAAACTCATTCTCGGCAGTGTTGTGCTTACCCGCCGCTCAGTCGTATCTTGCAGCAAATAAAACATTTTACTTTTGCCCACATACGAGCACGGGACGGTAATATCCTTGATTATTTCCTGGTTTTTATCCCGCCGCAATACATGCACGTCTTCAAAAATGTGATGGAATGCCACGATATATTTTTTGATCATTTCCCAATAAAAGTGATTTTGACTTAACATTACCAACTCCCCGAAGCGCCGCTTGACCGGTTAAGGCTAAGAGCGTCATTGTTTTCGGTTTGCGTATCAGCCGGGGCCGACACTGTATTGTTATTATTTATTTGCATTGCAGCGCCGGGGCCAGAATCCTTTCGTTGTTCTTTGAATTCCCTTAGTGCCCTTTCCTTTTCGATAATTCGTTTGAGTGCTTCCTGCCCAACAGCCGATGGTTCCTTTGGTTTTGCTTGAACTGGCGGCGATTTATCACCTTTCAAAGGTGCTTCCGTTTCGTTTGCTCTAATCCATTTTCCGTTTTTCCATTCATCGCCCGGCTTTGGTTTTCTAAAAAGGTTTTCTAAAAAGCCACCCCGATCCGGATCTTTATTCCGATCTTTCGCTGCCTGACGTAAAGCATCCCCTTCAGATAAGGTTTTATCTTCTTCCTGTAATTTGGCCGCTCGCTCCTTAATATCGTCTAATTTCTGTTCTTCTTTAGACTTTTTGAAAAATGCAAACGGGTCAGTTACTAATTCTTTCAAGCCAGCCACTAAATCGCCGAATAGCATATCGATTAAATCCTGAAATGCCAGGACCACAGCATCAACCATGGGACTAATTAAATCGTAAAACCCCTCTTTGATATTTGTGCCGATATCCTTTATAACATCCGGAGAAACTGTACCAAACGACAACGATGAAAGTAGATTGGCGAAAAAATCGGGAGCTGACATTTTGCCAGTGACGAAAGCATCCCAATCTTTAGTGAAATTTTTCCACGCTTTGGAAATCGCTTTTTCTATGCCTATCATTGCGTTTTCAAAAAAATCCTTGGATACTAACCCAAATGTCAGATCTGAAAGCAGTCGTGAAATACCAGAATACATTTTGTCTTTGGTAGATGCATCTTCACCGGCCTCGCCCCAACCGCGCAAAAATTCTGCTGCCGCGCCCAAGATAAGCGCCGGGAGAAATAGTTTCTTTCCTATCCTTTTCACGCCACCCAGGAGGCCCTTGAGGCTTTTCCCGGCGAATAAACCACCCATTAGACCTCCCATACCACCAGCAAACATGCTCTTTGAGGCAGAGGCCTCAGCCTTTGCTGTCGCCGATGCTTTATCTTCCTTATCGTTGAGGTCTTCGAGTAATTCATTAGTGCGCCGGTTAATATTTAAATCGGTCTCGCGCTCGGACTCTTTCAGGAATTCGTTATGCTCATCTGCCTCCGCAAAACGGTTGTTTATTTTCAGTTCATCGACGACATCATCAATAGCCGCGATTTGCCCAAACTCAGCTTCTTTCATTTGGCCGAAGGCGGACGTGATGGCATTAGATGTCGCTTTGATGGTATTTTTTAAATTGGTATTAACCAGGGATGAAAAATTGCCCATGATTTCCTGGACATTTTTATTCAGAGCCGCCGTCTCACTTGGACTGAGACGGTCGGTCATACCCTTTTCACCCGCATCACCAGTATCCATATGGGCAAGATGCCGGTTAATATCTTTTAAAATTCTGGTTTCTGTTGAATCGGCCATTAGTGGTTCCTAATAAATTGTTCGATAGATTTGATAAGATCGCCCTTTGTATCGGCTTGAAAACTTTCTTCTTGCCAATCATCATCGCCATATTCGCCCACGGTTATTGTCGATGACCAATAATCCGCCAATTCTGCTTTATAAACTTCAACACGAATACGACCAATTGTGGCCTCGTATCGGCCCGGCCTGACCCTTTTAAGACGTAATTTTTCGTTTAAAATTTGCCGGTAAGTCTTCATTGCTTATCCCGCTGTTCCTTTTCCTGCTCCATTGCCTGTAAGGTCAATGCCGTAAAAATTTCCATTTCATACGGTATTAATTTCATTATTTCGGCATGTGAATAATCACTATACCGGGTCATATTAAATATCTCTTTATAATAATTGACTATAGTTTTATATTTCCCAATCAAGCTAAGTATTTTAAAAAGTCACGTATAACATATTCCTCTTTATGTTTACATTCGCATTCGATATCCAGTTTCAATGTCATTTTGACCAGTTTAGACGAGGCCGCAAATATCTTTTTGAGAATTGGATATGTTAATGCAATTTTTTCTTTAATGGTTTCAGGGGTAAAATCGGTGTAAATGTCTTCTTTCCAGTAAACTTTGCTGATCGAATGCACCGCCGTTTCAAGCATCAAATCAGTTTCCGTTTTGATACTTTCGACCTTATACAAGAACCCCATTTTTACCGGGCAAATTTCGAAGGATAAATTCTCATCGATCTTGCAGATTTCGCTCACGACATCCGCGTTATCAGTGACAATTTTATCTTCTATATTGACAGATAATTCGATAGGCTTGGAACACTTTTTACATTTGGTTGTGATATCGAGGATTTCGCCTTTGGATTTACTACGCAGATTGACCGCGATAAGTATAAATTCCATGGCGGTAAGTTTGTCATAGTCGACGCCGTCTCCACAAACATCAATCAATTGTTTATAATTGTCGACAATGGCTGTGACATCTTCAGAATCGTGAGCCGTTAAAACACTACGTTCCTGATCAACAGTATACGGCACAAATTTGAAATCTTTATTCTGAATGGGTAAAAATATTTTATGAATAGGTAAAACATTAATTACAGGTAATTCCATCTTTCAGTCTCCTTTCAAATAATATTAAAATGGACTCCAATTTTTAAAATTGATTTTCTTGCTCGTCGTGCTTTTTGCCTTTGATGAGGTTGCTCCTTTCGCTAATTCCTTAAAATTTGATCCCCCAGTGGCCCGTGCCCGGCTTGCCACGCCGGTTCCACCGCCACTGGCAAAAATCTCTTTACTTCTGGCACCGAGCGCCTCTTCAGTTTTTGCAAAATCCCCGCCGCCGCCGCCGAAAACGTTTTTAAATGAAGAAACGGGAATTTTATTGGCTAAATTTTCAATGCCATCTTTCAAGGCATCAATGCCGGTCCCTATTGTGCCCTGGGCGAGATCGAATACAACATCCTTTGCCGCCGCGATACTAAATCCTTCATCAAACTCATAAATAATATCGTCATACCGGAAGGAAGTCGAAAGGGTCATTATCTGATCGTTTGCATCCGCCGCCAGGGCGATATTGTCTATGTTGACCGGGAATGCATCCAAGATAATGCACTTTACTCGCATCATCTGTTTCCGATTCCAAAGCTCTATCTCGATATTGCCGGAATATTCATCCTTATAATTAAAGGTCCGGCTACCGTCATTCATGACCAGCTTTCGCCAGCTATCAAAAAACTTTATTGTTTTCAGACCGTCATCGACAAAAAATTCGAATGATATCGGGTCATAATCAATTGCATTTACAAAGTGCCGGGGCAAATTGTTATATTGTACAGAAGTGGTGTTATAAGTCATAAACGGAAAAGTCGCAGAACGGGTCAAAAACCCAAATTCCTGCGACCCGAAAAATTGACCAGTGAAAGTTACTTGATAAAGATTTGGCCTAAGAAAATCTGAAAACGAAGCTTTCAGATTTTCCAGAAACATTGTGCCCATAGGTTAAAACCTTTTTTAGCTAATGCGTGCCCAATAATCATAAGTGAAAGTGATAACGTACTCGGCCAGGGTGTCATTGGTCTCATAGGATAAATCGACCGGAGCAATCGAAGATGGCCACATACCGATAAATTGATACTCGGCGATTTCATTGTTGTCGTTATCCAATGCAATAACCGTGCCGATACGTTTATAAAGTGCGGTATCCAGACCAAGCGCTGCTTCATTTGCTTTGATGGTTTGCATCCACTGTTCGATGGCAGTGCGGACAGCAAAATCGGTATCCATGATGACCGTAACCGACAGATCTTCATAGGTCACGTCCCCGGCAATCTTAGCTTTCATGCCAAGATAAGGGGCCTCAACGATGCCGATATTTTTACCGGGAAGCTGAGTCGCCTTGCACAAAAACACAAATTTCTCTGGCATCCCGATTACTTCCATCTGATACAGATTTGGTCGGTAACCATTCTTTAATGCGGATTTAAAATCCTCAATCCTGATTCCCATTTGTTTCTCCTTATTATTAATTACCGATCAGGAAGGATCCTGATCGGTAAGAGTGCTTATGCTGATTTGCTGATGGTTTCCGTAAAGTCAACACCCGCATTGACGTTGATGAATTCGAGAACGATAAATTCGGCGGATATTTCGGGCTGGATAAAAATCCGTGCCCTGAATTCATTTCTTCCTTTAACTGCATCGGTATTCACATTTGGGCCAACCTGGACTTCGAAATGCTCGATGCCCTCTTTGCCCTGGACCTCCCGCAGGAATGGGGTGATCATACCCTTGAATTGTCGCTGAGTGTATGCGGTATTTTTCTCAAACATGAAATACTTGGAAGCAGTCGCGATGGCCTTTTCCATGGTGATAAACAACCATCTGATATCCATCCGGTTAAAGTAAGAAGGCCGGGTCAGCAATGTTTTCTGGCCAAGCAACACCGGGCCATCCGCGCTATCAACCAAAAGCGGATTGACACCGTCTTTATACAGGATGTCACGATATGGTTTCGAAGGATTGATGGCAAACTTGATGGTATTTTTGATAATACCGCGATTATAGCCAGCGCCAGCGATCCAGAGCTCTCTGACCTGCCCGGTATGTGCCATAACACCCGCGCAATCGGCGGATACTGGCAACCAGCGATATTTGCCATTGAAGCTATCTTCCTGATATTTCCAGTTCCCAAAAAGCCCGGCTCTTGATGTCGACCGGCTGAGCTCATTTTTCCGATAATCAACGATATCGGTGACCGCAGCAGATATGGAGGTTTTCCCAACAACATCCGCCTGAGGAGGACTGAAATAACCAACCATATCTTTCCGGACTTCCAGAAGATTGTCGATTATGTATTGCTGAGTGGTGGCATTCGTCCAAGCGCCATCGATAAGCATGTTAACATCCACTTCCTCTGCATTGGCGAAAAGTTCAAAACCCGCCTGGATCTCGCTGCTGCCCGGCGAGCCATTCACACCGCCAGACATCAGATGTGCCTCGAAAGATTGGACATCGACTGAATTTCCAACGGAATTGTAGCCTACGATGTAAGCCGAATTCTGGAATAGAAAGTCGTCGAGATACGTATTCTGGCCATCGACCTTGTTGCCGGGAGTTGTTGAAACAACCCAACGCTCCACGATTTCATAATCGCCATTGGAATCCATGGCCATTACGCATATAGCCAGCTCATTGGTGACCGGAGCAAACTCAAATTGGTCAACAAAGTTAATGCCCGTATCAACCAGTGCGGTAGCAAAATCCGTATCATTGGCCACGGCCACTTTGAGAGTATTTCCGAACGCGCCGGGATACTTCGCCAGAAGGTGGATTTTGTCATTCCCGCCGCCGAAACTCGGAGTGTGCGCCTCATAGGCGTCATCATTTAAAAGCAATGTCACGTTTTCGATAGGATCGACTGGACTGCCCGTATCTTGCAGCATGTATCCAGCATTTTTTGAAGTTGATTCGTCAAGAACTCGAACCATCAGCAAAACACTGGAATATTGCAGATAATTGAATGCCGAAAACCAGCTCAAATAATTGACATCATTCGGGACGCCGAAAATATCAAAAAGTTCAGTGTCATTGGTCATCGTAATTCGCACGTTACATGCGCCCCATTCAAATTCTCCAACCATACCACATATCGTGCTTGAAACCGCAGGGATCGTCATTGTTAGATCTCTTTCGAGAATAGACTGACTCGGTGATAAACTGAATCCCATAATTTTTCTCCTTTATTATTGTTGCAATTTTACCTGTTATAATCTATTTACCGATTAGAAAGTTGATCCAACCCAATCTTCTCCATCATCAATTCCATCATCAAAGGATGTGATATCAATGCCGTTGTCGACATATCCTGCCGGGAGCAGATCTTCTTCTATTCGGGAAATTTTCTTTTTATCCATTAGCCGTTTTTGATCGATCCAGTTTTCAGTCCAGGTCCGATTCTGCATGAAAAATGAGAATAATACCAGTGGCGTCACCAAATCATCGTGATCGGTTTCTTCCTCTGCTTCATAGCTGTCTCGGACTTTAACAAATGTTGAAAATTGGGTGATTGTGCCGCGATCTTGAACGCTTAAATTACCGTCTTCGATGTTTTGTTTTAATCGCATGCAACCGGTTCTTTTTGACGCCTTGGTCATTTTTATGCCGAAAGATTCATTATCGCCATAAAAAATATTTTCATACTCGAGATCATAATTCAGATCATCCAAGATCCCTATGCCGATATTGTTTGTTTCGCCTATGACCAACCCCTGATTATAAAATTCACCGACGCGCTCGATGATATACGGCATTTCTGAAGGTGCAATTGTATTGTCTTCATAAACTGCCACCTCGCGCCACGGGACGCCGCCCGTAATATCCATGACCTGAATGGTATTGTAATCTAAGCCGACGCCCTCCCCAAAATCGCATATTAAAACGTATTGATGATTATTTTTTGGCTCCTTTTCATCCACAACCGGCATTTCAAAAATCCGGAAGTGATCGTCAAATCTAATTTCTTCAGGATCCTCCATGATCAAAGTATTTAGCAAATGATATGACGATATCAATGTGCCGGAAGAACCCAAGAATTCACATTCATATTCCTGCATCCATTTCTGTAGGCCAAGCTCCTGAATAGTCTGCTCTTTGAAGCCCGGCTCTGCATAGGCCGGAACATCCATGTAGCCGATATCGTAAAATGCAAAAACGTTTTTCTTTCTTTCTGCATCGTGCCAGAATTTATAAAAATGATTCATACCGCGAGGCGTCGAAATCATAATAATTTTCGATTTTTTAGACGATGAAACAGTCGGATAAATCGAAGAGTAAAACTCATCCCATATGTTTTTCGGTATCCAGGCACATTCGTCAATGACCAAGGTATTGATAGAATCTGACCGGGTACCAGATGCGGATGTAGCCGAGGCCTCAATATAGCTGCCATTTTCTAATTCAATGGACAATTTTGACCAGCCAATAACACCCTGTTGCATCCAATAAGGCAGGGTTTTATATAAAAGTTTGACCTTTTTTAAAATATTTTTGGCAGATTTCTCTTTATTTGCTAAAATAGAACAAGAATGATAATCTTTAAATAGAACTTCCCAAACGAGGAATGCCGCCACAATAGCCGACTTTCCAGACTGCCGAGGCAGTTTAAAAATAGCCCTTGTATTGGCATCCATTATATCAAGCATATCGTCTTGATAAAACCGGGTCTTGAATAGCTGTTTACCTTCATCCAAAGTGATAATGTGACAATATGTATTTATGAAATAATGTGCGTCTTGCGAGCACTTTAAAATTTCTTGAATTTGCCATGGAGATAGGTCCATCTCGCGACCTTCATTTCGTAACCCTCTAACTCCTTGGAAAAATTTCTGTAATTTCTTTTTGAACGCCATATAATAAATTCCTTCCCTTTTATCTATTTACTCGTTGACAAATAATAAAAACGGAGGTATCCTTTTATATAACCTAAAGAAAAGGAGAAATGAACATGACCGATAACATGACCGATAATCAAAACATGGTATTAATTCTGAGCCGCTTTCAACTTGTACATAGCGTCCGCGCCTTTAAACTTGAAACATTGCATATTTCGGATGTCCAACCGCACTTGTCGGTTGCCGCCGCATGTGCTAATGTGGTCCTTATAAAGGATGGCAGCATGTTTGCCGTTTTGAAGCACGATTTCATGACGGGAGTTTTCAGATGTACCTATCACGCATCAACCCTGAACAACATAGCGACTGCCCGATAAAGGAGAATTATGAGCGAGAGAATTCATATGGTTGACAGTCCCGAAACCGTCATAACGCTTACCGAAGAGCAGCAAGGCATCTTGGATGATCTGATGTCCTGGGTCGATAGGTATTATGAATATGGCCAATGGAAATTCACGACAATGGCAGGACTCGCCGGGACAGGCAAAACGACATTATTAGGGTTTCTGGCAAACGCCCTCCGAGAAAAACGGGCTTATATTCGAATAGGTTTTATTACCTATACCGGGAAGGCATCCATTGTATTAGCCAGCAAATTGACTGATATGGGGCCGGAAGATTATGTCGGCACAATACATTCTCTGATATATTTCCCTGAAGTCGATGAAAAAACCGGGAAGGTCGTCGGATGGACGCACCGGGATTCCCTTGACGTCGATTTTATTTTTGTAGACGAGGCCAGTATGGTCGGGAAAGAAATATGGGAGGATCTGCTGCATTACAACATCCCTATTATTGCCATTGGCGATCACGGCCAATTGCCGCCAGTAGGAGCCGACAGTTTCAATCTGATGGCAGAGCCGGAACATATTTTGACCGAAATTCACCGGCAAGCCAAGGACAACCCAATCATCAAGCTTTCGATGATCGCCCGAGAGGAAGGATATGTTGAATGCGGGATGTATGGCACCGCGATTGCAAAATTGCACTGGTCCGATCCCCGCTGCAAAAAGATCCTCGCCGCATACGATAAGGATTCCGATTTGATCGCCCTCTGCGGCATGAACGCTACCAGGGTCAATGTGAACAAAATCGTCCGCGACAAATACGGTTTCAAAGGGACGCCGAAAGTTGGGGAACGCCTGATTTGCCTTAAAAATAACAAAACCCTAAACTGTATGAATGGGCAGATAGGCACGCTGATTGCTATCAAATCGATGGGACCGAAATTTTATGAAATTCAGATGCGGATGGATGGGCAAAAACATGATATCTGGAGCAACGTTTTAAAATCGGGATTCGGGAAGGTATTTTCAAAGGATGCTTATGCCGAAAGTAATATGAGGGAAACAAAGGAAGAACTCGGCGACGCCATTCAGGATTTGATGCGGAAAACGAATCCGGAATACTGGATGAGCACCGATGAACGCCGGTCTTGCAAGGTCGACCTTTTTGATTTCGGATATTGTGTGAGTGTACATAAAAGCCAGGGGTCAGAATGGTCTCGGGTCATTATGATCGATGAGCGGAACCAATATCAAAGCGATGACGAGTACTCAAGGTGGCTCTATACCGGGATAACCCGCGCAAAAGACAAACTTATCATGATCGAGGACTTTTAAAATGATACGTCTTGCAAAAATTGAAAGGAGATTGAGATGTCAAAAGTAATGGCTACAACTCAGAAAAAATGGTCCGATAATATGTTACGACAATTCTATGCCGAATTACGCGCCCAATTCGGAAGGCATAAGTTTTGGCAGTTTCATTCCCATCCGGGCCACATTAAGAAAATCCAATTTAAACGCTTCATGGACGCCTTCACTGTTGCATTCCATGTCGCGCCGAAAAGCCAACTCGCCTGGGCAACAACCCATCAGGCAAAGATAGGACTTTGTAGCAAAGGGAAACCTCAAACCTACAATCAACGGAATTATATGAGGAATAAGCTGGCTGCATACGATACCGGATTCATTGGTAAAGAATATTTTGCCGATGAGGTAGTTTTCATCGGCCATTTTCCGGTCCACGGTATGGGAATCACCGCGCTCAATGCCAAGATAGAAGAAGGCCTTGCTGACGCCGCCGAAGAGAGCATTCTGGAATTTGATATTTAATTGAAAATAAACCTCAAGTTTCCTTGACACGTGCCGATAACAGTTATAGTATTAGAGAATAAACCAACTAACAAGGAGACTTGAACATGACCTTCCCGGCAAAAGAAAACTTAATATATTTCGAAGAACTTGAAAAAAATCAAACCAGACTTTGGGACGATGCCGCCGATATGGGGATCGCATTGAATAGCACTTTCGGCGACCGAAACGTATACGATAACGGGCCGACGCTTAAAGACGCCGCACGCGACAACCTGCTCGCCCTGATGGAAACTTACGCATATAAACTGGAACGCTACGGAAACGGCTGCTCATCAACCACGCTTTTTATACCCTTTGAATTTGACGAGGGAGCATATGTAGGAACCGAGATAAACGTAACCTTTGATAAAATCGGATGCCGCGAATACCTCACCATTTTTACACAACGCGCTCGCCGGACCCATGCCGAGGCCATGAAAAACGGCAACCTTTTTAAAATGACGCCGAAACGCCGCGAGATGCCGAAACCTGAAGATGAATATACCGCCGCTTACGAGGCCGCTTACGAAGATGAATATACCGCCGCTTACGAGGCACGCCGCTTTTAATACTTTTTGCCCCAAATACGACCCTGTATTTGGGGCAAAAATAAATTAACCAGCATTGAAGAAATTAAAATGACTAAAAAATATATCACCGATATCGACGGGAATATCATGACCTGCTGCCTTTGCGGAGCGGACGCTTGGTATGACGTAAATTCAAACCGGTTTATGTTCGATTGTCCCTGCGGGGAATTGGACGTTAGCCTTTTACCGGAAAATTGGGAGGACCAAGATATTTAATTTGACAAAGCCCGGTTTCTGATATATAATGACTTATAAGCTTGAGTACGAACGCCACGATCCTGTCGGGTATGCCTGATAGAAATACTCAAGCTCGCCTACAACAAAGGAGAGAAATTATGAAATGCACATTATGCGAAAAAGAAATCAGCGATACCGAAGAAGCAATTGAAGCCGGATGGTTTCCATCATTTTGGGTCGGAGAGGCCGAATATGGAGAAGTCTGCGATTCCTGCTTGGAAAAATACATTCAGGAAGACGGGAATGGGGATTTTGAATTGAAGCCGGAATTTGTTGCAACCTTCCTGGCTTCGGCTTCATCGAGAGACTTTTTTGCAAAGATGACTCTCCCATACCCAAACGAAGTATTAATCGCTCGCCTCCGAGCAAAATTTCTGGAACACACCATTGATTCTTTGACCAGATCCGAAACCATCGATTTGATCAATAATATGCACGAGCAGATTCGCCAGCTAAAGGAGAAATAAATATTATGGGTAAAATGACAGAAGAACAAAAGGCCGCTCGGAAAAAGAAAATGATCGCCGCCGAGAATTTAAGGATGGCCAAAATGGCCCTCCAAACCACCCTCGAAGCCGCAACAATCGAGAGGATGACGCCGGGGCCGATGCCGACACGAAAATACAAAGTTGGCGACCGGGTCCGATATGGTAATTGGGACTGGAGCGCTATTCTCGAAGTTTGCGATGCCGGGATGTATTATAAATTAGTTTCATGCACGCGCAACACACAACGCAACATACCGGATTCATCCTCTTTGAAAATCCACTATTTGCCCTGGTATGATTTCACTTCCTATCAGACTCTTGCTGAAATCAAAGAGGCCGAAAGTCTTGTTCTGGATGACGATATTCGATTTCAGTATTCCCAACGGGATTTGTCTTCATTAATCAATACGTATCTCCGCAGCCACGGGATCGATCTGGAGCCGGAATACCAAAGAGGGAATGTCTGGACGCTCGCCCAAAAAGTCAACCTGATAGATTCTATTTTTAACAATATTGACATCGGAAAATTCGCCGTCATTAAGCGACAGTGGGGATCATGGGAATCGGAAGGGAGCAAGCCTTATCTATATGAAATGCTCGACGGGAAACAGCGCCTGACGGCCATCGTCGAATACTATACGGGCCAGTTCCTGTACAAAGGTAAATCATATGACGACCTGTCACCTTTTGATAAACACCATTTCAAATATTACTCGATATCCGAGGCCGAAACGGAACCTTTGACCAAGGCACAAAAATATCGCTACTTTTTGAAACTGAATACCACTGGCACGCCGGTTGACCCTGAACATATGGAAAAAGTCGCGATGATGCTTGACGAGACCATTTTACAAAACAAATTAATAGGTATATTGAATACAAAAAAATATAGGGTGTGAAATGAGTAATAATTGTAAAGATATCGCTGTGCTTAAAAAGCAACTGAAGGCCATCGACGATAAAATGAATCGAATGCTTTTACAACGCGATCAGATATCTGATCGCGTTATCAAATTGGAAAGAAGGCAAGCCTTCGAATCCTGGAAGGATTTACCAAAAAATGAGTGAAGAATTAGATAAATTTCAGGTTGTGTGTCCAGAATGCTCGTCAGTATTTGATCTGGATAAATCTATTGCAAACGTATGGTGTCCACTCATTGATCATTTATTACGGGTTACCTGTCCGGAATGTGAATGTGTCCGCCTTATACCATTACCGGAGGATGAAGATGACGAAAATTAAAAGACGGAAATTCCTGAAATTCCTTGGCCTTGCCGCTGTTGCGCCATTAAGTTTAATACCGGATGTTCCCGCCGCCGCGCCGCCTTTGCCGCCCTATGCTGCCCTTGCGCCGCCAGGATATATTTATTGCCCTTATATCCCCATCGTCAAACGACCAAAATTGCTAAGAGCCACATGGACTAAACTTTGTAAAGAAGAATTAGCAATGATAAATTAGGAGAATAATGGAAAACTTTATTAAGCAAAACGGAATGGTAAAACGGAATGGGCTTGACGAATGGTATTCGCCGGATGGCAAAACCCGAGTGGTAAGATTAGGTGACCGATGGCGACTGGATGTCAAAATCAAATATCGAACTAACTGGTCCGCTTTCCATTCTGATTATATTGTAGGTCACCGGGACCGGCATTTTAAAAGTGTCGCCGGTCGGCAAAGATATTAGTCTATTTTTTCTTCTTCAGTTGTTTAACGAATTTGGCCACGCGCTCTTCGCCCTTCCAGTGCACATTTTCCATTGTCCGGATTATGGCATGCGTTTTAGCCTCGACTTCTTCTGCATCATATTTTCGGGCCTGTGTCGCTTCGACAAGATCAGACAGCAACAATTCCCAAACTTCATGAAATGCGGCCTCTGCAATTGATTCATAAGTAGGTTCTATTGCTGTCCATTTTACAGAAAGGGTGAATAGGCAAATGCGCCCGGCACCATATGTTGTGCAGGACGCACGCGCATTTTCTTTTTCTTCATGGATAAAGTGTATTTCCCACCCAAGCAATCCATATTCCCTTAGCCAGTAACTTGCTTCCTGCCTAAAAATTTCAAATTGCGAGGCATCCGTTTCCCATACACCCTCTTCCACTTCTTCCATGTCAAACCCGCTTTCTTTAGTTAAGCTTCCAGGTTTCTTTCAGAGTTTCCTGCATTGATTTCAGGGATTTGCGCCGATCCAATTTTACGCCGCGCTCTTCCGCAAAAACGTCAAGATCTTTCTTGCCTTTGATATCATCGATAAGCTTGATAAGATCGGCCTGGACATCGGCATTAGGCTCAGGATCCTCGGCGATGACGCCTTCAGCTTCATTCAATTCTTTGGCCTCATCAATAACTGCATTAACGATATCATCGTTCATTGCTTTGACGCCAGGGTCAATTTCTTCCTCGACCAGGGCCACGACTTCCTCTTCCTCGACCAGGGCCACGACTTCCGGCTCCTCGGTAGGCACAACGTCTTCTGGTACCAGGGCCGCATCTTCTTCAGCGATCCCCGACAAATCGAGATCAATCGCTTCGCGGATAATTTTGAATGTCGCCGGGTATTTATCCGCCACTTCCTTCTCGAGCCAAACTGGAAGACCTTTTAATACTGGAAATCTCCCATCTGCACAAATAAATGTTGTGTTGGTCATTGTATGTTCGCATAAAACTTTCATAATTTTGTCTCCTTTGAATATTATTTACGCATCTCCAAAAATATTGGTTTCATCAAAATTTAGGATGTCCCCGGCTTCCTTTTCGAACTGATCGGATTCATCCGTGCCGCCCTCTAAATCGTTCATAAAATCATCGAGGCCGTCAACCATGCCTTCTGTACTTTCGAATCGCTCATGGGAATATTTGAACAATGACATGGTTAACCGGAACATCATTTGCCCGGCACCAAACTGAAAGAATCCCTGTGGCTTCGAAATATGATCAACTTTAAAAAACTTTTGACTAACTGGATGGTATATTAGGTCGCCTTCGAAAGGTTCATCCGCGCCCGTCTCTTTTTTGAAAGTATCCACACCAACAATAAGAATTAATTGGTCGTCTATCGTAAAACCGAACTTACCGAATAGATCACCATTGCCTTCAAACTGCTGGTAATTCTCGATGTACATTGTGAGTATCTGACTGGAATCAAATTTGTTGCTGCCGTCTTCACCGAATATATCGTCAGGGTTTTCCAACTTTCTCTGCAGGAAGACGAAATCTATCCCGTATATTTCAGCAATCTCATTACACATTCCCCGGTAAAGTTTGTATTCGGGATTGTCTGGATCAACGTGATGTCTGAAGTATGGATTACCCATTTATATCCTCACTTGATTGTAATAATCCTCGACGGACATACCCTTGCCCATCTTTGTAAGTGCGTCCAATCGGTTAACAAAAACCACCGGCACCTTTTTGCCCAGTTGCTTGTATGCCGCCGCACGATGGTTGCCATCAATAATTTTAAAAAGGCCAAGCGGATCGAGCCATTTTTTATTAATAAATGAAGGGGTGAGTTTTTCGCCACCCTTTATGCGCTCGACGTATTTTTGAACAATAGAGTCTTTGTAGACTTCTATTTTTAGCTTGCTGGCCAGGAGTTTTAAAACCTTAGCAGATTCCAATATTTGTCTGAAGGTTTTCATCATGCGATCTCGATATTGGATATTTTTAAAGGATTGTAGATATAAACAGTATGCCCGTTGTCGGCTGCATCGATACCGTATTTCACAACTTCTCTTGTATATGCTTGATGAGTGGATGCGTAAATGCCTATCGATTTATCTAACTGTTCCCATCTGTCGCCCTTCCAGACATTGCCGCGAAATTTGAATTTTAGGATGACTAATTGCC